CTGCCATTTGTAAAGCAGAAGCAACGTCTGAAGAACAGATAATAATATTACCTTTTCCTCTTCTTGTTCTTTGTGCGATAGTGTTAGCTTCTCTTTCAACTTGGAACATAAGTCCTTTGAATCTTTCGACAGACCATCTTCCGTTTGAGTCTGTATCTAAATCAAAGATACCAGCAGTTGTTGTGTTGATAGCAGTACCACTTGAATCAGCAGCACCTTTTTCAGCATTAATGTAAATTGTTCTTACTACTTCTCTGTTGATCTCAGCAAGGATTTCAGCAGATAGAATGTTAGCAAGTTCAGTTTCAGCGTCTAAACCGTGGATAGCTTTTAAGTCTTGGGCTAATTCCATAGTGTATTCAGCTTTAAGAGCTCTACTTCTAGCAGTTACTGTAGATTTCTCAATTGAGAAAGCCATTTCAGCAAATGCGTTGTTAGATGAATCTCCTAATGCCTCAGCAGTCGCTGTAGTCATACCTTGACCTCTAGTGTATTCACCAGCTGGACTGTCGTTCAGAATAGCAGGATTAGTTCCTCTTTGTTCTGTTACGCCGTTTCCAGATGTTGAGTCACCAGCAGCATTTCTACTAGAGAAATCTGAATCAGCTTCGTCAAACATTGCTTCTGTTCCAGATTGAGAAGTGTATTTACTTCTCATAGCAAAAATAAGTCCTGTTGGACCGGTCATTGGTTGTACGCCACATATATCGTATGCGATAAGATTTGGCATTGCTCTTCTAACTAACGAAATAAGGATCGGATCCCAATTTGCCATTGGGTTAGCGCCGGCATTCGTTGCGTTAGCAGGAGCAGCTTCATTTAGAAAAGATGAATCTTCTCTTAGTGCTTTCTCTTGGTTTTCCAAGATAACACTTGTAACGGCACGTCTGTAAGAATCGTTGATTTTTGGTAAATCAGGATGCTCTAGGACTGGCTGCCATTTTTTTTCTACTTGTTCAGATAAAAACATTTTCGTTTTCTCCCTCTATATTATTTTTTAGATATTTTCATATCTTTTGTTTTAGTAATAGCGGCGGTATAAGCAGCCATAGCATTCGATAAATCAACTTGTTCAGTTAACTCACCGCCTGCCGCTACATCATGTATGTCACTAGTAACTTCTTCTTTAGTTCCAAAGTATGATTCTTTAATAGTTTCAATCTTGTTTCTAAAGTCTTTCTCACTAGAATACTCAACAGACTCTACAAGTCCGTCAAATTTTTCTTTCGCTGTATCAGCAAGGTCATTAGACAGTTCATCAATGATGTCTTGTCTTTTTAAATTGCTGTTAAGTGAATTTAAGTCAACGTTCTTTTCGATTTGTTCGTTAAGTTTCTTTTCTAATGATTCGATTTTTGAAGCTTGATCTTCCAAGATGTTGTATTTTTCATCTGGAACATCAATGTAATGATCTTCAAATAGTTTTTTAAGACCACCAATAAAATCTTCAGCGATCTCACCTTTAATGCCTCTTTCGATAGCAATTTCGTTTTCTTTCATCCATTCTTCAACTACATAGTTCAAGTATGAATCAACTTTTTCAACGATCTCGCCTTTGAAAGATTCAGTATTTTCTTCTAATTTCTGAGCGTACTCTTCCTCTAGTTTAGCTGTTTCAGCTTTAACTTTAGATTTGATAGCAGCCTCGAAAATAGTAGCAGCTTTGTTTTTAAATTCTTCCGATAAGTCAGAATCACCAACTAAAGCGTCAACGTCAGCTTTAACATCATAAGACTCAACAGAATTGTCAGCTTGTTCCATTTTGTAACCAGCTTTCATTTCTTTTTTCTTTTCGTCTTCTTTGTCGTGCATCATTTCGGCTTTGGTAGTTTCTTTATCGTCCGATTTTGTAGTTTCTTCTTTAGCAGTCTTCAAGTTTGATGGCTCTCCTGCCACTTGACTTGATTGAGATACTTTATCAGAAACTTGATTAACTTTTTTAGTTGCGTCAGGATTACTGTCAGTTGGTTTTACAACTGGTGCGCCAAGATCCTCAGCATCATTTTTCAGATGATTTGGTTCTGCCGCTACAGCATTCTTTTTCGGAGCGTCAGCATGTGGGTTAGCACTTGCCTCGTTCACTTCCTTTTCTAACGCCTCTACTTGTTTTTCTGTTTCGGCCATTGAGAAATCTCCTTCTTAAAATAACTAGTTATTTTTCTCTTGTTACTAGATATTTATAAAATTAAAGTTTTTTAAGAAAAGAATTGAAGATTTTTAACTTTTGTTCTTCTAATTCCGTCTTTCTTGTTTTAATAAGTTCTAGTTTCCAAGCTTCTATTTCTTTTTCAACTAGAACACCGTTGTCCCATACCCACTCTTTATTTTCCATGATACCTTCAACGAAAGCGTCAGGAGCAGAGGGGTCTGCTACAATATCAGCAGCGGTTGCCAAGTAAAAGTCTTTTCCAACATAATTGACACCACCTTTTTGTTCTAATGAACCCATACCACGACTTGAAACACCCAATTGAGCGCCCTCATCTATAAGACCTTTTACAATCTTACCATATGGAGTATTCATTATTTTAGCTTCACCAATAAAGTTATCACCATCTGGATAAAGTCTTTTAACCATATGTGATACTCTCTCTAAATTAACAGTAGGTCCGTCAGGATGTCCTAACTCGCCAAAAGCTCTGTTCTTATTGATAAATTCTGCGTTATATCTTCTTACTTCTTTGTCAAGTATGTGTCTCGGGTACACTCTTCCATTTCTATTCTTTATTTCAGCTTGTAAAAAGACGCCTTTAATTTTATATTCTTTCTTACCGTTTTTTTCTTCGATAAGATATTCAGCGTTATTGATTTCTTCCGATATTAACTTCATAAATTCTCTCTCTTTATTAGACTATTTATAAGTTTTTTTATCTAAACTCGACAATTATTGTGTAATTGTCTCCGTTAGCAAAATTCTTTGTTGATAGTAATACATCACCTGTTGGTGCTGTAGCATTGTTAGGCACTTCATTACCTGATGGTCTTAAATCCCAATAACCGTTACCAGATAAGAATAAAGCACTCGCATTTGTTGTTCCGTCCCAAATTATTTCTACACCTGACTTATTGTTTGCTGTATTAATAGAGTAAAATATTTTTGATATTTTTCTATTTCCATCTTCGGTCATAAAAGTAAGTTCAGAAGCGTCTACTTTTTTGATTAAAGTTTCGCCTGTACCATCAGAAAAGTTTGTAAGTTTAGTTACAAATTTAACACCTGATGTATCGGCAATTGTTTGTGTTGTTACTGTATCTGCCATTAGTTAAATCCTGACTCTTTGTGAGTTTCTAAAACAATATTATATGATGTAACATTACTATCAGTTGAAAGTAAAACATCTCCTATTGTATCTTTAATTTTTAGTTCTCCTGGTTTTAGACCGTAATTTCCTCTACCACTTATTATTATTTGTTTTGTTGTATCGTTTTTATAAAATAATGTTACATTACCTGTTCCTAAAATTTCATATTGTACATTAGCAATAGAAACTTTAGGTTCACTTGAAGCATTTAATAACTCGAAAGTGTTTACAAATAATTGTTCACTTTCGCCGCCTACACCTTTCGCTGTTGTAATTGTTTTAAAATTATCATCAACTAATTGTGTAGTAGCTATTGTCATTATCCTCTAGGCGATCCTACAGCACTTGCTTTTGATGTAGCGCAAGTAATCTTATCTGTTGGTGCTTTTTCTAAAATAACAGTATCGCCATTTTCTAGGTAAAATTGACCTAGTTGATTGTCGTCTGTATCTAATACTGTACCAGTTACATCAGCTGTTGCTGTAACTCTAACAAATTGAGCATTACTGATTACATTTGCACTAGGATTAGTGACAACATCACCTTTGACTATAAATGTTTGTGCCATTTAATTAACTCCTAATTGTTCGTTTGTTTCTTTTTCAATATATTGATATAGTTCTTTTTTGTTTATGTTGTGAAATTTAGCAATCTTATCAACTGCGTTTTCAACATTTAATATTAAATTACCTTTATTTTCAATTAACTTAAACATATCTTTAACTGCCTCTTTCATCAAGGGAGAAAGACTGTTAAAAGTCTCTGATTTTATTATACTATTTTCTTTTATAATATTACTGATTTTCATTATCTTGTGTCAAATCTAGTTCAGCTTCACCATCATTTTTGAGAGTGTTAACTGTACCATCTTTATTAAATGTTCCTACATCAGCAACTTCTGGTTTTGGGTCACTATAAGGTTGTGCTTCAGTTGGCACCTCCTGTTGTCCATTGAACAAATTACCAGCAAGTTCTTTTCTTTGGTTATCTAATGCGTCACCTACTTTTGCTCTTAAAGCGTCTTTAAACGCCTCACCAGCTTGATCAGCGTTTGCGTTTGCTAATGCGTCTACAAAGTTTTTTACTTCTTCACTCATTTTATACTCCTATATTTCATCAATATCAGAATTTTGTGCCGTTGGGCTAGCAATAATTCCGTCATCAATTTCTCTTTTGATTTGTTTATCCATGTCTTCAATTTCTCTTTGATTTTGTTTCAATACACTCTTTCTAACATAATCAACAGAAAAATATTTACCGACATAATCTCTCATTTCATTGGCAAGTGCCAATCTTTCTCTTAACATTTCAGTTTGTTTTAATTCAGCAAAGTGACCGTCTTGTAAGAAATCATAATTAACTGCCTGATTAATTACTTGCCAATCTTCTTCAGCTATAATACCTTTTAAAACTAACTGTGTTCTTAATATATCATTAAATAATTCAGTAAACTTTTTTCTTAATCTCTGAACAAATTTAGTAAACTTTAATTCATCTCTTGTAATTTCAGTTGATCTACCTAAATTAAATCCTGAAGATGATTCTAATCTACTTACAGGAACGTTTAATGATCTATATAATTTCTTTTGGAAATATTCTATATCTGATATTTCACCTAAGTTTTGTCCACCAGGTAATGTAGTAATATCAGTTCCTCTTCCACCTTCTCTACTTGGTAACCAAAAGTCTTCAAGCATTGACATATAGTTTCTGTCATCTCTTACTTCACCAGTAGAAGCGTCATAAACAAGTTTGTTTCTATATCTTGCCATAACATCTCTTAGGTATTGTTCAGCTTTTGCTTTAGGCAAATTACCTACATCAATCTTAAATATTCTTCTTTCAGGTGCTCTCGCAATTCTGTAAATAACAGTTGCGTCTTCAATCATTCTTAATTGATTCACAGGTTTAATTGCCTTATGTAAATAAGACATGACCATATTTTTATTTTGATCTATTAAACCACTAGGACAAAATGCGATTGTATCAGGTGCGATTTTAATTCCTGTACCTGAAGTTGTACCTACAACACCTTTTTCATTAAATAAAAAGTATTCTACATACTCATCTACAACTGAAAGCATATTAGGTCCTGCGTTTTCAGGTCGTTTTTTTCTAATTTCTCTTATCTTCTTTATTTTACGAGGGTCAATATATTTTAATTCAGTGATACCCTTTTTAGGACTATTTCTATCAATAATTTTATGATAGAAAACTCTGCCATCAACATACCATCTTCTAAAGATGTCGTGTCCTTTTGTACTGAAACTTAATAGTCTCAACACAGTTTTAAATTCGTCTTCTATTTTCTTTCTTACTTCTTTTCCATAAGGTAAATTTTCAACATTTACTCTTACAGCATCTTTCATTTCATTGGCAACAATTGCCTCATTAACAATATCTTCGATTGCCATATCACATTCTGGATGTATGGAAATTTCTCTATATCGTCTAATCAAATCCGCTTCAGTTTTAGCAGTACCTTCCATATCGAGGTACTGACCAAAATAACCGCCAGCGGCGACGGTTTGTGTACCGTCGTCCGCTTGCTTGGTCGTGAAGCTTTGTTTTGGATCTGTTTGTTTTTTTGATCTAGTAATACTAAATCCAAATAATTCAGCCATAATTTACTTCCTTGTTATATTACTACTTATATAACTTTTTAAGTAGTAGTATTGGACTCCATAAATTGGAATCTCATAGTCACTCCAAAAGTCTGTATAGTTGTAGTAGGTTCATAAGTTAACTCTATAGCACCTATAGTTGTTGGAAAACAACCTCTTAACGTATAAGACTTGATGTTATTACCGTTTCTATCTAATTGATCTACAAATGCGTCTGTTTGATAATCAGCAGGATTTGTTAATCCTTCGTTATCAGACATATTGTTGATACCATTCTGCCATCTTTCAAAAGCATTTCTCAACTTCATATTTGTGTCATTTAGCACTGTGATTGACCATGTTTCAAATGATCTATCTCCAGCGATATATATTGGTCTTCCTCTAAAGTTTACCGGAACTTCTCCTACAGTAAACGATGGTACGGTAGTTGCCGAACATAAGAAAGCCAGTTCTTCCGTTTCTCCACCAACTTGGGCATAACCAGGAAAAGGCATTGTTACCTTATACTGATTGGCTCTTACGCCACCGCCAGCAAGTTTAGCTTTGAAGTCTGTAATGTTAGCCATTTTTTTATTCTCCTTCTAACTATTAAGCGCCAGCGACTTCTTCAAAAGCCACGCCAGTTCTAGTTGCAACGAATGATAATGTGATAAAGTTGATACTTCTTGCCGGTTTAATGAAAATCTCAGCAATAAATTCATTTCTATCAATTACTTCGCCTGTGTTATTAGTTTCATCACATACTACTAAAAAGTCTGTGATACCTCTTCTACCTTGTACTTCTCTTAGGAAAGGTTCTACAATGTTTCTAAAGTTAGCTCTTGTAAATTCATCATTGAACTCAAAAAGTTGAAATTTAGAAGCAGTTGCTATTGCCTTCTCTAATACAATAAACAATCTTCTTACGTTTATTCTATCAAAAGCACTTGGTGAAGAAAGACCTGTTTTATCTCCAAATAAGATTGTACCTTGTCCAGGGAATGTTGCCACTGGATTAACTCTCTTAGGATATAATTGATCTCTTTGAGCTTTTGTTGGGTTGTAAGCTAGTTTCACAGCGCCTCTAATAATACCTCTATTAAAGCCAGCTGGTGAATACCAAGCGTCAGCAACTAAGTCTGTTCTAGCAGCCAAACCAGCAGTATCTCCGTTTAATGGTACAAATCTGTATATGTCGTTATATCTGTCATAAGCATATTTGTATCCACTGTCGAAAACGACAAATGAAGATGATCTAATGTTATCGAAAAAATCAATAACGTTATTAGTTTGAGTATTAGAGTTAGTTATGTTTACAACATCTGATCTTTGTGGAGAAGCAAACACAACAGCATCTTTTCTATTTTCAGCAATAGTAATAAGATTGTCTATATGTGTTGTACTGCCCGAAGGACCAGCGATGATTAACCCTACATCTACTGTATCAGCGTCTTGGAATTCTTCATACGCTGTTTTTAACTGACCAGTTGTTACAGCAGAACCATCTGAACCACCTGATAGTGATTCGTTAGTTGGAGTATCTACAGCAGTGAAAGTAGTTCCACTTGAAGCTGATCCCCAATTTGTTCCAGCCGTGTTATGGTCTGTCCAATAAATGTATTGTGATTTGTTTTGAATTACATTTACATAATAGTTATCATCACCTTGTGATGATTTAGCATCACTAGCTTTTGACATTTTACTAAATGTTTCAATTATTTCTCCTGGAGTTCCTGAAATTTCACCATCTTCGTCAATAACTACAACGTGAATTTCATCATTTGATCCGTTTCTTGCTGAAACATACGGTGATGTTCCTGGTGCGCCGTCAACAGAGTCAAAATATCTCCATCTTCTTTTTATTCTAGCGTCATCAACTACAGCAGTTTGTAAACCACCTTGTCCTGAAGGATGTTGAACGATAGTTAAATCGTTTGTAGAAATAGCAGTAATTCTGTATTTCTCTCCAGTAGTAAAGTCAGTAGTTGCTGCTGTTGTAGAAAATTCTAAAATATCTCCTACATTGAAAACAGTACCGTCATCTACAGTAACCGAAGTGTCTCCTACTGCTAATGATGCATCATCTACTTGCTCAGATGTTGATAAAGTTTGTTCAAAAGCATTGGCACTTGGACAAGTCGCAACTAATAAGTTGTTTCCCCAAGTTCCTGCTGTTCTAGCAGAAAACGTTCCTACGTTTGCCTGACCAGTTGCATAATTATTTTGATAGTCATCAATGTTTTTGATTAACAAAGATGAACCGCTTGTATTTGCGTTTGTTAAACCAGTATTGTTTGCTCGTACTACTCTTAATGCGTTAGAGTATTGTAAGAAACTTGAAGCACTGAAAAAATACTCAAATGTATTTGTGTCAGGTTTACCAAATGTACTTACTAACTCTTGCTCACTAGAAATCGCCACAACTTCTTCTACTGGACCTCTATTCGATTGAATAGCGATTGCTCCAATAGACGTTGATACGGCAGGAATAATTCTTGTTAAGTCTTTTTCCTGTACGAGAACGCCCGGTGATACTTGAAATGCCATAGGTTTTCTCCTCTATTTAGCCTAATTATTATATCAATAAATCGTAAGTTTTCTTACGCCCATAGTCAAAAGTTTTATACAGATATTTATAATTACTAGAAATTACAGTCCTTTTCTTACGATAGGGTGCCAAACTGTACCATATTCATCTGAAAATGACTGTTCTTCTTCAGGTGTACCGTCATCTATGAAACCGAATGGTGCCATATCTTGTTCTATTAACTTTTCTTGTTCTACATAAAGTTGATTTCTAACATTTGTATTTGTCATTTCTTTAAAAAATGCTTGATTTGATAACCATCCAAAGATAATTAAACAAGTAACCAAGTCATCATTACAACCGTCTTCAGCTTGCCAACTATTACCTCTTTTACTAAATGTTGACATTTCTTCTATAATATTAAAATCATTGACAATTAATTTATCACTTTCTATTAAAGTTTTAAAGTTTGAACAACCTAATTTTTTAATTTGTTTAGTCATTCTTATACCTAGAGATGAACCTCTGCCACTGAATTGAGCACCTAATATTTGACCAGCACGACCTTTTTGTGTAGTCATTAATAAATTATCATACTCAATTTCAAAATGTAAAGCGTCTGATACTTGTTGCCCTAAATCATTGACCTCTACTAATATATGTGCTGTATTATATGCTTTAGCAACTCTTGCTATAATATTAGGAAATACATAAGGTTTGATTTCATTACTTCTATACTTTGCTACAACTCTATAAGGCATTTGTGTGACATCAAATACTACAAAGGCAGAATAATCTTTTATAGTTCCTCTAGCAACATCAACAGTACAAACATAGACACTATCTTTTTTAGGTTTTTCATAAATGTCAACGCCTGCGTTTGATTCTATAGGTGATAAATGGGCAAGTGTTTTAATTTTTGAGGGTGAAATTAATGTATCAATAGAACCTAAAAATTCACATTCAAACTCTGATTGAAATTGTTCCGGTGAGGTGTTTCTAATTGTTGCCTCTTTCCAAGCTTCATCTCTACCTGGAACCTCTGACCAATGTACTTCTATAGGTATATAATCGTTTCTTCTATTCTCTGCGTCAATCCATAATTTGTAATACATATTCATTCCGTGGGGAGTAGATACAATAATCATTTTTGTTTTTTGACCAGATGAGATTGTAGGATATACTGAACTAAAAAATTGTTCAGCAATATTTGCTGGAACGAAAGCAAACTCATCTAAAAATATTATATTATAAGAACCACCCCTAATAGCACTTGAAGATGTGGCGGCAGCAACGATAGTTGATTTGTTTTCTAATTCTATATTACCTTTGTTCCAATTTATAACACCTTGTTGCATCCACTTTGGTAAATTTTCATATGCTAATTGTAATCTACTTAATATATCTCTAGCAGTTGAAGATTTATTGGCAAGTAAAGCAATGTTTGAATTAGGATTAAATAAAGCGTAATGTAAAAGATAAGAAATTGTAGTTGTTGATTTACCTGATTGTCTAGGTAGTTTACAGATTGTAAATC